ACACTTAAACTGGTCCAATCTACATAATTATCTGTGGTTTGAATTTCTAAACTTGGATTAAACAGCATTAAAATCTGTTCCATAATTTGTAATTTTTGATCGGTGTTAGTAGTCCACATGTCAACATTTAAACTTAATGTGTATGGTGTTGGCATAAGTCTTTCTACGGTGTAATTTTTACCTTCTGTGTTAAGATATTCTTGTCCATTAGCATCATAAGCACGTTCACGTATGTTCAACTTATTAACATAGCTTGAATCAGCAAGCCTTGTTGTATCCATTTCGAGACCGGTTACATATACAGCCATTCTTGGCGCACTTGGTATTTTGTTTTCTGAATTGTCTCTTAATATATGACCCACTTGACGAGTTATGTCACCATACATGACTGGAACTTCAGTAAGGTTGCCATTTCCATCTTTGTAAGAAAAATTACTCATTAATCTTACAATTTGGGTAATGTAACGTCTTATTTGTCCATCATAAAAGTGTTGCATTAGTTATCTGCCTTAGGTCTAAGTGCTTGTGACAGACTTTGTCTTTCCTGCACATTTTCACCACCAATTTCATTAGTATTAGTATTATTAACAAATGTACCTTTTTGATGACTTCTTGTGTTTGTGTTTGTTAGCGTCATACGTACTGAATCTTCTTGTTTAACCCACCGTGTACCATCATATCTAAACAATCTATTTGGCATAAAATCTGTCCTTAGGAAAAAATCACCTTCTACACTACCTGTTGGAAAACTTAATCCATGACCAAATGCCTCACCATTTGCAGGTATTCCGTCACCGAGTAAATATCCTTGATAGCCTTCTCTATCAGGAGTTTGCATTACTCTGTCAGCAAGTTCATTTTGTGTACTTGCATCTAGTTCACTTGTATCAGTTGTAACAAGTTCAACTTCACCATTTTCGTCTGTTTTCAAACTAAAGAAATGACTAGTGTCATAACCTGATTTGGCAGCATCAGCTTCTGCTTGTTGTACTACTGCATTATTAATTTGCATTTCTTTTTCATAAGTTGATAACAGGTCTCTTAAAGTATTACCGCCAGGATTGTCTTCTTCTGCAGGTAAGTCTAGTATTTCTTTAAATTCTTGTGAATCAACTATTTGTTTTAATTTAATTCTATATAAATGTGGATACCAAGTAGGTGAAAATCCTTCTGCTGCTCTGTTTACATCCTCTACCACATAGTATCTTTTTAGAGCCACAGTGTAATCATTAAGTGCATGCTCGTCTTTAAGGTGAGGTAGTTCAATTACATCACCGGGCATAATTTTTCTACCTAAAGTTTTGACACTTGAATTAATATGTATAGTCATAAACAGTGTATCATTACTTAAAAACAATCCAAATTGACTCATATTAAAGTCAATATCTTGCACATTATAGATACCGCGCATATTGTAGATATCTGGATCGTACTTGCGATCTCTGTTTTCCATAAACAGCATGTCTTGTATATTAGTTTCTTTTACAGCATCATAACGGGGCTGATCCGCTGTAGCATCTGCTTCATCAGGATTTTTTGGACCTAGATACTTGTGTACAAAGATGTCTGTGCCGCCCACAGTAAACATTTCATAGATACGCTTGTCTATGAATTCGTAATCTTTGCCTTTCTCTGGTTTGTATAAAGATAATCTTGGCATATACATATTTAGCGTAAGATAAATACTTGTGGAGAACTTTTCGTATGGCAACCTTAAAAACCAAGAAACAAGAAATATTTGACTATGTATACAACATGTTAGGTGGTGGCATGGTTGATGTTGAACTTGATCCTGTTCATTATGAGACAGCATTATCAAAAGCACTAACAAAATTTCGTCAAAGGTCGGACAATTCAGTGGAAGAAAGCTATTTCTTTATGCCTACTGTAATCGATCAAAATGAATACACACTACCAAATGAAATAGTAGAAGTAAGAAGAATATTCCGTAGATCAATTGGTTCACGTTCAGGAGGAGGTGACGGCGGAACTTTATTTGAACCGTTTAACCTAGCCTATACAAACACATATTTGTTGGCAAGTTCTAACATGGGCGGACTTGCTACATATGATTTCTTTTCACAATATCAAGAGCTTGTGGGTAGAATGTTTGGCTCATTTATTGAATTTAAATGGAATACAGCAAATAAAAAATTAACTATCCTACAGCGTTCTCGTACAGAAGAAACACTGTTACTGCTGTGCTATAATTATCGTCCAGATGAACAGTTATTTGATGATTATCTTGCCAAACAGTGGATCAAAGATTATACAGTTGCTACTTGCAAATATATGCTTGGAGAAGCACGTAGTAAATTTGCTACTATTGCTGGACCACAAGGCGGCGGACAATTGAATGGTGATGCACTCAAAGCAGAAGCAGCATCAGAAATGGAAAAACTAGAGCAAGAAGTTAGCACTTCTATACCAGGTGGTGTTGGCTACGGATTTACTATAGGATAATGTCAGAGTTTAGCCACAAAGAAGCCCATAGGCTTTTTTGGATGGTTAAAGGACACTTTAGTGCAAGCGAACAAACAATACTAGAATCAGCACCTGGATACTTCAAACGTATGTGGAATAATAACGAAGCATATCTACACGAAGAAGGTTTTGAACAAGCCTACCAAAAACTACTTGACAAAAGCAAATAAATCTTATATACTTTATATTATTTGAAGGATTTATTATGATTATAGGTATTTGTGGTTTAATTGGTTCGGGCAAAGGCACTGTTGCAGACATGCTTGTCCAAGAGTATGGCTATACTAAGATTTCATTTGCTGATAAACTAAAAGACGGTGTTGCAGAAGTTTTTGGTTGGGACAGACAAATGCTTGAAGGTGATACTGATGAAAGTAGAGCTTGGCGCGAACAAAAAGATGATTTTTGGTCACAGGAAACCGGAAGAATTATAAGCCCAAGATTAGTTCTACAAGAATTTGGTACAGATTGTATGCGTAATGGATTTGATGATGGTATATGGGTAAGTCTTGTGAAGAAAACTATTGTTCAAAATCCTGGCGTAAATTTTGTTATTCCAGATGTGCGTTTCGAAAATGAAGCGAATATGATCAAAAGTATCTATGGTGAAGTTTGGCGTGTGCGTAGAGGTCCTGATCCTGTGTGGTTCCGTATGTATCAAGATATTGGTGTAGAACCCAAAGACGTACATAAATCTGAATGGGCTTGGGCAAACGTACTATTCAACCATGTGATTGATAATGGCGGAACATTTGACATGCTTAAAAGTCAGGTAAAAGATCGCCTTGCCGCCAGCGAACTCCTTGCTTCTGCATAATACGTTGGCAATTAGCACAAATTGTTTTTAAATTATTAGGCCTACAGTTCTGTAAACTGCCGTCAATATGGTAAACATTAAATTGTTCTGTGTGTTTGCTTTTATAACCACATTTTTCACAATAGGATAATTTTACATAGCCTCTTTGTTTCCATAAGGGCACACCATGATTAATGCCGTTGCGTAAGCACCGTTCACATAGTTTTCTATAGTATATCCTTTTGCCCTTTTTATAATTTACAGCACAAGGTCGTTGTCCGCATTGGCATAATGGTCTCATACTGTATTTAGCTCACCTTTTTGGTCCCTTTTTAACCTGTTTTCAACTAGTGTTTTCTGTTTTTCTTGCTAAATAATATTAACAAACATATGTCCACAATAGGAGAATTATAATGGCACTTACATCACCAGGCGTACAGGTCAGCGTAATAGACGAAAGTTTTTATACCCCAGCTGAACCAGGTACTACACCAATGATTTTTGTCGCAACTGCGGCTAACAAAACAAATGCAGCAGGCACTGGTACAGCACCGGGCACACTAGCGGCAAATGCAGGAACACCATACTTGCTTACATCTCAAAGAGATCTAGCAGACACATTTGGTGATCCAATTTTCAAAACAGATTCAAACAACAATCCAATTCATGGCGGCGAGCTGAATGAATATGGATTGCAAGCGGCTTACTCATATTTAGGAGTAGCAAACAGAGCTTGGGTAGTAAGAGCAAATGTTGATCTAGGAGAGTTAGAACCAACTTCAACTGCTCCTGCAGCTAATCCTGCAGATGGTACTTATTGGTTAGACACAGCAAACACTCTATGGGGTATCCAAGAATGGAACGGAGCATCTGTGTTAAATAGTGGACAAAATTTTACCAATAAAGCACCTATTGTTATTACTGACAATACAGAATTGTCAAACACAGGTAATTTAGTTACAAATGGTTTTAGTGGAAACATTCCAAGCAGTGCTGTTGGCGAAGTAGGATCATATGCTGTTGTTGCAACTACAACATTAATTAGAATTTTCTACAGAAATACAGCTGGTACATGGGTATTGGTTGGTTCGGATGCATGGGCAAAAAGTTGGCCAACAATACAAGGTGGTGCAGCAAATCCAACCTTTGCAGGTACAGCAGCGATTACGATTAATGGTACAAGTGTAACGATTAACAGTTCAGATGTTGTAGGCGATGTTGCAAGCACAATCAATGGATTGTTAATTGCAGGTATTACTGCCGCAGCTGTTGACGGACGTTTAGAAATTTACAGTGACGGAACTGGTAGCGCATCAGAAGATTCTACATTAGGTGGCGAAATTGTCATCGGTGGAGACACTGATAGACTCGGCGAACTTGACATTGACGCAGGAACTTACTATCCACCTGCACTACAAGTTTCAAAACACACTAGTGTTCCTGAATGGAAAACAGCAGACACATATTCAAGACCAACTGGTAGTGTTTGGATGAAAACAACTACACCTAATCTTGGTGCTAGTTATTTTGTTAAAAAATGGAATAATTCAACAGAACTATGGGAAACTGTAGCAGCTCCATTGTATGACAGCAATGAATCAGCTATATACGAACTAGATAGATCAGGCGGCGGCGCTAATCTATCAGCTGGTGATTTATATGTAGAAACTAATGTAGCAGGAGACGCTCCTCCATTGGCAACATTTAAATTAAAGCGCAGAAGAAGTGCAGCTCCAACAGTTATTACAGGCAATAAAATTATTGCTGGTTCTATAAGTTCAGGAAGCCAATCTTTTACTGTACAAACTACTGACAACGGTTCTGCAAGTTTCGAAACTGCAAAAACAGTAAATGCAACTTACACAGGTGCAGTAGGTGACGCTGCATTACTTGCTGGTGCTATCAACAATGCAAACATAACAAATGTTACTGCAAGTGTTGACGCAACAAACAAAGTAAGCATTACTCACGCACTTGGTGGAGAAATTAAATTTGTTGACACAGACGGTGTATTAGCAGCGGCAGGATTTACTCCGTTTGTAGATGGTAACAACGGAACTCCAAATCTTTACTATGCACCAGGAACTTATGCAGGTACAAGATTTGACGAAGCAGGTACAACTGAAGATGATGTAACTGCAAATCCTACTGTTTTACAAGCAAGTCTTTGGAGTCCTGTAAATGATTCAGGAACAGGATTCTTTACAGCAAGTCCGACACAAGTAACCGCAGTAACAGCAGATGGAACACTTTGGTACAATTCAATTGTAGATGAAGTAGACATCATGGTACATAACGGTAGCGAGTTTGTTGGTTATCAATATGATGGCGCAAGTGGACAAAGTTCTACAGCAAGTCCATTCTACAATGTAGATAGCACAAAAGCAACAGATCCAGCAGGACCACTTGTTACAGCAAGTGCACCAACTAAACAAAGTGATGGCACAGCTCTTGTAACAGGTGATATTTGGATTGATACTTCAGATTTAGAAAACTATCCAAAAATTTACAAATATGATGCTGCACTAGGAAATGCCAATGAAGAAGATAATTGGGTTTTAGTTGATACAGGTGATCAAACTACTGAAAACGGTATTATATTTGCAGATGCACGTTATAACACAGCAGGTGCAAACAGTGATACAGCAGGAGATATTGATGATCTACTAGCAAGTGATTATGTAGATCCTGATTCTCCAGATCCAGCACTATATCCAAAAGGAATGTTGTTATGGAATCTACGTAGAAGTGGATTTAATGTTAAAAAATATGTTAAGAACTACATTAACACAGCAGGTAACAACACAAGATACGGTAGCGGCACAGGCCAATCAATGGCTGCATATGATGCTGATCGTTGGGTAACTGAAAGTGCAAACCAAGAAGACGGTTCAGGTACTTTTGGACGCAAAGCACAGCGTAAAGTTGTTGTTCAAGCTCTACAAGCACTTGTTAATTCAAACGAAGATATCAGAGACAATGAATCAAGAATCTTTAACTTGATGTCATGTCCTGCTTATCCAGAACTAATTGGTGAAATGAAATCACTAAACTACGACAGAGGCTTAACAGCATTTGTACTAGGTGATTCACCATTCAGACTTACAAGTGATGCAACATCTATCAACAACTGGGCAACAAATACAAACCTAGCAGTTGAAGACAATGACAACGGACTTGTAACTACAGATCCATATTTGGCTGTTTATTATCCAAGTGGATTTACAAGTGACAACTTTGGTAACAATGTTGTTGTTCCACCAAGTCATATGATGATGAGAACTATTGCACTTAGCGATCAAGTATCGTTTCCATGGTTTGCTCCAGCAGGTACAAGACGTGGTGGCATTACAAACGCAAGTTCAACAGGATATATTACATCAGAAGGTGAATTTAAATCAATAGCACTAAATGAAGGTCAAAGAGATACACTGTACGCAAATGCAGTTAACCCAATTACATTCATTACAGGTGCAGGTTTAGTTGCTTTTGGTCAGAAAACAAGACAGTTAGCAGCTAGTTCATTGGATAGAATCAATGTAGCACGTTTGGTTATCTACTTACGTAGTCAGCTAAATCAACTTGCTAAACCATACTTGTTTGAACCAAATGACAAGATCACACGTGATGAGATCAAACAAGCTGCAGAGAGCTTAATGCTTGAACTTGTTGGTCAAAGAGCACTATACGACTTCTTAGTTGTATGTGATGAGTCAAACAATACTCCAGCAAGGATTGATAGAAATGAACTATACCTAGACATTGCTATTGAACCTGTTAAGGCAGTTGAATTTATTTACATTCCACTGAGACTTAAAAATACTGGAGAAATAGCAGGACTATAAGAATGATAAATACTTATAGATTAGGAGCAAATTAAATGGCAATATCAACACTATCAAAAATTACAGTGCCTTTGGCAAGCGGAGATTCTGCAAGCAACCAAGGCCTGTTGATGCCCAAATTACAATATCGTTTTAGGGTATCTTTGGAAAATTTCGGAACTTCGACTCCGACAACAGAATTAACCAAGCAAGTTGTTGATGTAACTCGTCCGAATGTATCATTTGAACAAATGACATTAGACATTTACAATTCAAAAGTATATTTGGCAGGTAAACACACTTGGGAACCAATTACACTTAACTTGCGTGAAGATGTTAACAACAATGTACAAAAACTTGTTGGCGAACAACTTCAGAAACAGTTTGACTTTTATGAGCAGTCAAGTGCTGCATCAGGACAGGATTACAAATTTACAACAAGAATTGAAATCCTTGATGGTGGTAACGGTGCTAACACACCTAATGTGCTTGAAACATTTGAGTTATACGGTTGTTATTGTGAAAGTGCAAACTACAATACTTTAGCATACGCAACTTCAGATGCTGTTACAGTTACACTTAACATACGTTATGACAATGCAATACAAACACCACAAGGTACTGGTATTGGTACAGCAGTTGGACGTACAGTAAATACTTTAGTTACTGGCGGCGGCGCATAATACAATAAAGTTCCTAATCTTTAAAGGGGTACTGATTTTTATCAGTATCCCT